AGAGGGGATACCTCTAAAAGTATCCCCTGCGTACCCTGAGTTACTATACTCCAAGTCCAGAACTGATGGTAGCATATGCATCAAGAACATCTATACAGATGTCATTGGCATCGTTATCATCGTAAACAGTGTCAATAGCTATGATAAGCTGTTTCGGGTTATGTCCAGGTCCACCGATTGATTCAGCACGACTTTTTGATGCCCAGGTAATACAAAGCTGATTGTACATGTGACCAGCTGTTACACGCGAAGTGTATGAACTAGGATACATGTAGTCTGCTCTGTATTTATATCCAGCATTGCCTTCAGTAAACCATTCGAGATCAGCGATCTGTTCAGGATTACCAGCACCGAGAGACATCGGGGTTGTGTAGACAAGCTGAGTTGTCCCGAAGTTTTCAAGACCAACAGTGAAAGAAACCTTGCTGAACGGCCTCTTGCCAACAACATGAGTCCTGGCAACACCAGTAAGCTCAAAGCCATAGTCTCCGATTGAAGCAACCGGTATAACTTCGATATCTGATGTTCCACCAGCATCATCATATGTTCCACTGGCATTTGTAACTGCTCTGTCAAGTTCAACAACGAGTCCGCTTATAGAGACAACTTTATAAACAGGACTTGTAAGAGCAGTTCCACCAGCAACACTTCCTATCCTCAGAAGGTCTCCTGCTACAAGAGTAGCATCACCAGCTGCATGATAGGTAAGGTCAGTTTCAAATGTAACATACTTTGAACCTTTGACAACAGTTACTTCCTGGCCGTTCTTAGTACCGTTAGCCGCTGTTACTGCAGCTGAATTAAGTACTTCGAGAACAACGGGGTTCTCAGGTAGTCTTGCAAAATCTTTCACAAGAAGATCACTTATTGCAAAAGCAACCTCAGTTGCAGTTGCAGAAGCATCTGAACGATAGAAGACACTCACTGTATTGTACAAGCTCTGACCTGTACGTCCGGCTTCCTGGAAGATGATTTTCAGTTTATACAGGTTGTCATTTATAGCCTGAATAGCACCAGTTGTACCATTATAGCCTATATGAGTAACCTGTTCAACGTCTGCAGCATCAGCAACACCACGATAGGTGATTATGTCCTCTGCTTTAATCATATCACTCTGTACAAGTTTAGTCCCATACCTTCCGACAAGTTTTACACCGGTCTGAGCGACCCTGTCATCGGTAAGTACTGTAGCTGCACTGAGTACCATATTCTCATCATTGCACACCGAAAACGCACCATCATCGAGATCGGTGTAATCATCAATGTATGAGTTGGCAGCTGTTACGGGAACCGTACTATCAGGTCCCATTACCAGCAAATTCATAACATGCGACTGTTCCATTTCATTTAATTTTTAATTGTTTTTAATACAAAGCCGTTCTCAAGAGTTAAACCGTTACCGATAAACTTCTTGACCATAGCCCTAGTCATACCAAGCGATTCTGCACACTTGGTCAAAGAGTCATATTCACCTACCAATTCATCCTCAACATATGCATACACTGGTACCGGTGCCTGCTTTCCGCTGATCTGTTTGGTTTTATCTTTCCTCGCATTTAAGCGACTTAAACGATATCTACTAAGCATTTTCTTCTTGTGTTTTTTTCGTTTCCGAAATGTTACCCAAATACATATATACTGCTCTTACAACGATTTCCTCATGTACTGATGAATCTACTTCCATCTCTCCTGTATCAGGAGCCACCGGATTAAAGTTTACTTTTTTATGTTTCTTAAGATACCTGCACGAATACGTGTTTGGTGTAATTCCTTCGTATAAAATAAGCTCAATCCTGTTTGATGAAAAATTAACTCTCCATACCTCATCATCTGCCGGCTTAACGAATGGATTCTTACGATTACTAGATATACGATTATGTTTAATTGGTAGAATGTTGCACGTTTTAATAGCGGTATCACCATTACAATCGGTATAGTTTACCTTCAATCCTTCTTTTATTATATACTGCAAATCATCAGGTGCTGTAACATAGTAACCATATGGACTATTAGTTGTAATACTAGTAAATGTTGTTGATGTAAAGTCAGTAAGCAGCGGAGATAATATCCTGCTAATCCTTTCTGTTATTTCAAATTTTTCGGCCCTGTTAATAAGGCTGTCATATTTTTCTGTGATATAATTTTGATATGCATAGTTAATAAAATCCTCAACCGTTGTTGATGGTACAGGATCTACAACTCCATACTTTTGAACTTCCTGATCAAACCTATGTTGCAATTCAAATATTGTCATCACATTTCAGGATTTTTTATTAGCGTATCCGTTTGCTTACTAGCTGCAGCTTCTTGTACAGTAAACACTTTCTTTGCAAGATCTACTGCAGTATTTACTATCCTTTCGTGCATCACCTCATTTACCTCGCATGGACTTATTAATGTAATCTGTGAAGGCTTCCTTATATACTCGAGAATGAAATCATTTGAACCTGAGAACGTGGTGTTTTTATCATAAATAACAGAAACGTTTCCAGTTGCTTCTTCATAAACTCTCGGGTTAAGGAGTATTGGCCAATTGTTGGTATTTGAGATATATCTGCCTGAGTTTTCCTTCGGGATTAAAATGTTATCAACCCATTCTGCACCATTAAGCGGTTTGAAAATCGTTCTCTCGATCTTACTCTTTGATCCTATGTATGCTAAATAGGTCTCTGAAGGAACACTTACTATTCTGTGATATTGATATAACGACCAGGCAGGAACAGAGGTATTGAGGGTGATATTTGATATCAGATTACTAATGTAAGTCCATCTCCTAATAGCAGCCTCTTTCTTTACCTCTATATCCTGCGAGGTGTTAAGGAAAACGAGAACTTCTTCATCGTCATATCCTGGGCCTTCCAAATTGACAATATCATATGCCATGCGGAAGTTTTGTATCATTTCAGAAGTTGTCATTGTTTATCTTATTCTTCTGGTTTGACTGGTCCTCTTGGCTTCCTTCCTGGTGAAGGTTTCTTTTCTTTGTCGGTTAAGAGTTTCTCGAGTGCTTTTGTCCTCTCAGCAAGATCATTTATGATTTCTTCTTGCTTTTTGATTGTCTCTTCGTATTTGAGCTTTGCATCTTCGATCTCTTTCGCTTTTACGATTTCCTCTTCAGTAATCTTCCTTTCAGCAGGTTCTGGTTTTTCAAAGCTGGAAACATTACTGTCAAAGGATTCAATCTTACCAATCATTGCGATCCTGACATTATTATTCCTGTCATCTAGCAACCATCCGATAAGGCCATCGAGAGTATTCTTTGAAGATTCTTCATTGAAAACTTTAAATGTCATACCATCACGCTGTATGAGTCCAAGATTAATAGCTCTCTGAATAAGTGCTTTTGTCTCAAAATTTGGATCTGTAACAATTGCGAGAAAATCACCAGGCTTCTCATCAATAAGACGGCCAACTTCTCCCCTTAAATAATCAAGTGTAGGGTTGTTCGGGAGTCGTTTACCTTCTTTGTTCAGCAGATAATAGATCCACAAAACGTCAGATAGCTTTTTGATGCTTCCATCTATTTTACCGAACATCATATAGGCTTCCTTCTTAATGTCGATCTGTTTGTTCTGCAGTTTCGATTCTTCTTCTTCAAATACCAGGGCAAACTTATAGGTACCCTTATTGTACCTTTCTTCCCATGTAGGTGCAATCATATCCAGGTTGACTTCAAGGATTTTATAAGCTATGAAGTCAGAGGGATTTGCAAGTTCAAGGTATTTTCCGTTTTTGTCAAGCATAACCACTTTGTTATTCCAGTAGTTTTCTTTGCCCTGTTTCATAATGTTGAGAGACGATGCATCTTTGAATCCAACTTCTCTTGCCAACTTTTCTTTCTGATCATCTGTGAGGTCTGCTAGTGGGTCAAGTAGTTGCCCAGACCTTGCGAGTCTGGGAACAACATACTCAACTTTTGCTCCTGTATTCATAAAGGCACTGTCAGAATTTTCCGGAAGCCAGTCACTGGTTCTTTTAATTGGGACTACCTTTACTCTACCTGATCTAATATAACCTCTTCTTCTTCGTGTTAAGACTTCTTGCATAAATGGTTCCATACTGCTACTTTTTTTATTTGTTAATAACTACTATGCAAGGACAGCCGGACGAATTGTGGCACATCTTGTAGGATCTTTCACCATAACTCCACCTACAAATGCTCTGTGGATAGTATATCCATCTTTACCGTTACTCATGAACCTGGTAGGAAGGTTAGGCTGGAAAGGATCACGAAGTCCTGGTTCCATACCAAAGATATCAGAACCGTTCTTCAGATAAACAGGACGAATGTTATCTTCTCCACCAACTTTTCCTACGTTGAGGATCTGGTATTCATAAGACTTGGCAACACCCTTTCCGGACGGATGCATTATTTTATTCCTTTCCTTGTCATCGAATGCGGGATCAACCAGCACACTAAGGATAGAACCATCCGGTGCAGAATATTCTACAAAATTATCTTTGAATCCAAATCCACCAGCTGCATTGTAGATCAGCTTGTCAGTAGAAAGAGGGGTATAAAGCTGGCTGTAGTTTTTGATAGCCAGGCTGAAAAGATATGCTCCCCATTTACCAGTTCTCATTACGACTTTCCTTGTCTCACCATAACCTTTTTCATTGTCTGTAAGGTCCATGATATGTTCTGTAAGCCACTCAATATCAAGTTCAAATCCGTTGTAGTATGATATGTTTCCGGATTCTATCTGCTGTTCAAGTCCAGCTCCCTGCTCAATTTCAAATCCAGAGATGTCTTTCTGGAGGAATTTACCATCATCGGACCGGTTCAGAGTTGCAAAGTTTATGAGTTTATCTTTTGCATCCTGGAACTGCTGTTCAAATTCCCAGTCAGCATACTGAGTCCATGTGGTAAAGAGTTTCTGTTTTCCATTCTCATCGATTGCAGGCCATGAGAAAGCAACAGGCCTAGATATCATGTTACCAGGCCTTGTATCTTCCATACGTATCATCGAGAATACGTTCCTCATTGCAAACGGGCTGGTGTAGTTAGGACTTCCACCTTTTACAGAGAGAGTCTTACTTACAATTGACCATTCCTTGCTGAACTTCTTCCCTGCGATAAGTTCTTCGTAAGGTATAAAGAGAGTCTGGTCTCCTGTGAAAAGTTCACAAGGATAACTCCACTGTCCTGCTCCATAAGGTTCAGGAATACCGATGACACGAATAGGATATACTGAGTTCTTCTCACCAACGATAAGGTTGGTATCAGAAAAATATCTCTCGGGGAAAACGAGATTGAATTTTGCACCTGCGATACCGGTTTTGCTTGCTGCTGTTACTGCAGATCCATTGACAAGGGCTACTACAAGAGGTATGTTCTTTCTTGAATCACCCTGAAGATGCCAGCGGAAATCAGCATCGGTTTCACAGTACATAGGTGTAAACTGCTTTAATATCATTCCAAAGTTCATTCCTCTGTTTGAACGATAAAGCATCGTAACCAGATTGGAAGTTTCCTGCGGTTTCTCCTGGTATAAAGCACCAAGATGGTTAGTTGTTACTATGCCGCTGAAATCTTTCGGTTCATATTCCTGAAGTGGTGTCAAAAGTTTCATTTTATTTTATTTTTTAATTAGACGTTATCCGAAACTAGGGAATATAATTTTCCCAGGCTTCTCTTTTTTCTTCTCTGGAATCTGTACTCCACCCTGCGGACTGTTAGAAGTTCCTGCAAGTTTTTCAAACAGTTTTGTAGCATTGGTAGACGTGATCTTCTTGCTTATCGTACTAGCATCAAAGTCCTTTTTAAAAAGTCCTTTCTTAATGTAATATATAAGCCTTGCATTGAAACCTATAGGATCAGTCTCACGTTCTTTTTGGATAAAGTTAACAGGGACTTTCTTTCCATTAACAACTTTTATATCTACAGGCTTTGTCATAAGGTCTATAAGCTCAGTCTTTTCTTTAGCACTGATCTTTACACCCGGGAAAATCTCTGTAAATCCGTTAATGGTAGTCTTTACTTTCTCCTGTAGTTCGGCCTCTTTTCTTACAGCTTCTTTCTCAGCATCATCGGCTTGCTTGATCATGTCCTGCTTTCTTTTTGCTATAAATGCATCGATATCTTCCTTTGCATCTTTTGCCATTTCAAAAAGCATTTCTTTGTCTTTTGCAGCGGTAATGTTAAGATTGATCTGTTTTTCAGAAAGACCTTTGATTTTTAAACTCTGAACGATTATCTGTTCCTGCAGATCCGCATCATCTGCCAACACCTGGTCTGTTATCTTTGAGTAACTTTCCTCGATACGAAATTGATCTTCTACATACTCATCCGGAATTCCTTTTTCTATCATGTCAAGGAATTCTCTCTGCCTGTCAGAAAGGCCATTTTTATAAGCTTCACGTCCTTCCTCGATGTATTCCTTCTGTTTTTCGAGAATAAGACTGAATGCTTCAGATAATTTTTTACCTTTAAGACTTTCAAGATCAAGGGTGGGGAGTAACCCTTCTTCATGAATCGTAGCAGCATGGAGATAAAGTGGTGAATCTTCTGTAATTAACGGGTCCTCCCCACCATCTTGATTCTCTTTTCCTTCATCATCATCATCTGCTGATTTATCTTTTTCACCTGTGTCGTCATCTTCAGAACCGGACTGGATCACTCCTAGTCCAAGTTCTTTTGCCTCTTCCTCTGTTTCAGGGATGGCAATCTTCTGGTTAAGATCAATGCCAAATGGACTTTTTGTGCCTGATGGCTTATCCACTTTTTGATCTTCTTTACCTGGGACATCTTTCGCTGGTTCACCACTACCAGGAAGAATCATGCTAAAATCAGAATCGATACTTGATATATCGAAACCGATATAGCCACCGTCCTTATTTCTTTCATTTTTTTCCATACTGCAATAATTAACAATTTTACAATTTAAATGAATACTATAGAAACTTATTTCACCACTTCCAATTATAGACTAAATTCAATATTATAGGCTTTTTATGATACATCAGCTTTTGCCTTTTCTCTTCTTTGTGAGGCTAGCTGTTTATTAAAGAGTTCTCTTTCCTGTGCAAGTTTACGGTTGAATTCTTCATTCTTTTGCTTAAGTTGCTCTATCTGTGCATTAAGCTTATCTTTTGAAACCTTAATGTCTTTCTCAATTTGGGCCCTCTTAATATCACTATCGTTTTCTGATTTATACATAGCAGCATCAAGATCCATCTGCTTAAGTAAAATCTCATTCTCGAGTTTACGCATCTCAATCTCCATCTGCTGATTCATCTTAAGCTGCTCCCATTTTATCTGAGCCTCAACATTACTAGCCTGTGCTTCATAAGCTCTCTGCTCTGCAAGCTCTTCTTGTGCTATACGTTCTTCTTCTGCCTCTTCCATCTTCTTACCAATTCCTGCAATACTCTTTGTCTTCATTATTTCAAAGATGTCTTTAAACTTGGCTTTATCAGACTGAAGTGCAGCATGTGCGTATTGACGAATAAGCTGGAATAATTCCGCATCATCCTTACCATCGCTGAGATACATTCCATATGCAGTCTCTGCCAACATTCCACCATCGATCTGAAGTACTCTCCTTATCAGTCCATCATCAGGAACATTAAGTGAGAATTTCTTATTCTTATAACAGAACTTTGAAGTCTCGAGATTCAATTCAAGAAGTCTTAGTTTCGTGTTATCGTGTATAAAGAAATAAGGCTCAGTAATAAAAGTGGACTGTTGTAATGATCTATTAATACCACCAAGTGTTTCCCTGTTTGATACCATACCTTCCCTCTGAGGTGTAATACCCGTAATTTCGTTGATTTCATTTTTTATGTATCTCGCAAATTCAAGGTTTGAGATAATAGCCTGAGATGAATCAAGGTTCATAGTTGATGGCTGTCTGTTATTGAGAGTACTTAACAGTTTGCCCATTGCCGGCCCTTCGTTACCTGCCTTGAATGAGTTTGTGATATACCATCCATTAAGCTCTGCATACATCATCCATATATCAGGTTCCCATCCATCCGGTATTCGTGCAAGGTCCATCTCAGCAAGAGTCCCTTTATTCCTGGCTGATGCAAGTTCTGCCCTTGTCATTGTAATATTATATAGGTACTTATATGGACGTATCCTATCAACAAGAGAATATGCTTTATTGCCATATGTGTATATAGTACCGACATAAGGTGACATAACTTTTGAAGGATTATTAAATGTCATCCCAAGCCGAGGCAGTCTTTCAAGTTTAGTATATATGCCATTACCAACACTACCTATACAGAATCCCTGCCACCACTCTTTAATCCACTGCCATTTAATCTTCTCACCAAGTGCTGAGTTTGGTTTATAATCTTCAGATACATAATCATGTACTTCTTCTCCATCGACATATGAAGTAAGATATCCCACCTTTGCCATAGACTGCCATACAACACGTGTTACTTTCACGTTACCCTGGTCATCGAATCCATTACCAAAATAAAAAGCATCAGTGCTAGATATAGGTATTAACTGAGTGCCATACTGAAGCATATACTCTTGCGAGAGATCCATCGGGCCGGATAACATGAGGTTTTGTCCGAGTCTGGTATTGATCTTGCCTTCATCAAGCATCTTAACTTCGTCCTCAGAGAGTGTATCAAAAAATTTATCGATAACACTACCTGTAGACATCCAGTTTTCTTCTACGAATATTGTAGCATCATCGATATAAGTACTTTCTCCATTACCAAAAACAGTAAGATTCCTTGGTGATACTTTCCTATTTTTTGGTTCTCCATGTTCGATATCACAGGCATATGCTTCTTCTGCTACTGTTACTATATCATAAAAAGCATCGGTTGTAAGATATGGTACGCGCTGAGTTCTCCATATATTCTGGAGTAACCTGGTACCCATTTCTTCCCTTTCATCCTGATAGTCGTAGCTGTAGTATTTTTTGAGTTTTTGAAGATCTCTCTTTGACTGAGCTTCAGAATATAAGTCATTCTGAAATTGATTAATAGCATATTTTTTAACCTCTTCCAGTTCACGTTCCTGTTTTGTTATTACAACATGATCATTTGTAGCACGAAGAAACCAGTTGAATGGTCTGGATAGTTCTTCTCCTTTAAGTACGTCAAGTTTTGTTAATTCAATCGGATAGTTCTGAATTTTAACAGGCCACCGAACACCATTTAGATTTAATGGATTCAATGACCTGTCAACGTCTCTTTCATCAAAATCACCAGAGACAAGCCGGTAATTTAGATCCATCTCTGATTTACTCTTTCTTATCTTCCCCTGGTCATAGTCGGCAAGTGTCATTCCTAATCGAACATTTTCCTTTGCCCACTCTTCTGTTTTCTCCTTATAGGAAAGCCGTTGTCTTGGGACTACTGATATTTTGCCTGACATATTATTAATTTTTAATAAACTGCAAATTATTTATTTAATCGATACCTGTCAAATGTTTTTATCTATTGCGATAAATAGCACTTCTTGTAATTATAGGGTTATTATTTTTTGTGTTTTGCTTAATAAGAGGATTCTCTGAAAAGAACGGATGAAGTTTTGGTTTTGTATTTCTGTCAAAATCAACATGAAATTTAATCATATCTTCATTTAATATCATAAGATATATAAGAGCATCAACGCGGTCAAAGTTTCCAGTGTCATTAAAATAGATCAATTCATCCAGCATAGCTATTGACTTGATAGTGTGCAGTCTAAGTCTTCCAGAGCCAGGCTCTGTCTCAGTAAGCAACCATTCCAAAAGAAGTTCACGTCCATACTTCTTAATAGGTGTTGTTCCTGGAGTACCTTTAAGCCTAGAAAGAACTCTTTTATCATCTATCTTATCCATTATTATCTCTGGAGTATCACATAGCATATGCTCTGCATTTATCTTACGCATATGATTCCTTAGTCCCTGAAGGTTGTTCTCAAAATTCTGAAGTGCATTGTAATATTTAAGGAGATAATAATTGTTGGTGTAATATAGTGATGCCACTTGCGGCCGGCCAGTATATTCTGCAACTATTCTTTGTGTTAACTTGTTCATTACAAATGTACTACCCAATGATTCAGTAGTTGACCTGTCATGATCATAGTTATCATTTCCACTCAAATATAATCCTCTTGGGACGTTACCATCTTTATCTGTAACCGGTGGTTCATATATTACAATAGCACCATTTATATTACTTAAGTCGCTATGTGGATAATGGTCTATTTCTGTAACATCATGGTCGATCTTCCAGTAAATCTTACCATCATCATCAGGGTAAAGTGATCCTACATATGCCGAATCTAACAGCTTCTCCCTGTGAGATATAAGATGAGCTCTATGTTGCTTAAGAAGATCTGTAGGAAATATGTTTGCACCAATCTGTATAAGTGCTTCGGATGGCTTTATAGGAGCCTCTGCACAATACCTTAGATGCATCTCTTTGCTTTTCGTTTCTTCGAGATGTCTTTTCCTATCCTCTTTTATAAATGCTAGTGCTTTTTCTTCTCTTGAATTACCATTCTTATCCATGGCAAATTCATGATTCCGCTGTTCACCAATAAATAAACCAGTCTTGTCATATCCTATCTCTGGCTCAATAGTATTTTTAATCATATGAACACGATATCCACCACCTCTTGTAAATAATGTCTCCAGTGCAAGTAGGTTTTCTATATCAGTACCACCAGTACCGAATCCGACCATTAATCCAAATGTTATACGACCCTGGGCCATAGATCTGAGTGCAATGTTCCATGCAACAAGTCCATCCATGAACTTACCAAATTCTTCCCATAAGATTAACTTACCTCTTTTACCTCTTCCTTTATCAGGGTTATTTTTAAATGTGACACCAATGATTTCAGATCCGAATCCCATCTCTGTTGTAATACCCTTATTCATCTTAAGGTATGATGCTCTTTTATGCATCATGGTGTCAACCTTACCTTTTCTCTTACCCCACGGAGTATTGTTCTCGATATGAGACATCATATCCCATGCCTTAGTAAGGATTCCATCACTTACCAGGTATTCTTTTTCATTTGCAAAAGCGAATGACTTTGATCTTGGAATAAGGTAGAAATTTCTATCGAGCATAGATGCCCCTTTGAGAGAATAGCCACGGCCCCTGGTCTTTAATACTATTGCATGTTCCCCTGATTCTTCAGCTTCATTGAGATAATGGTAATAGTCATAATCGCTATCCCAATAATCTGGAAATGATATAACCCTTTCACCTCTCAGTGATCCATATTCATCTTCTACTGGAGGGATAATGGAGAAGTCAGGATCTTTTTCTTTTTTATCAGAGAAACTATAGTTAAGTACTGATTCAGGAAGAGTGAATATACTTTCAGCTTCTGCATCTTCTATATCTACAGCTTTTTCTATAGGACAATAGTTCAGGTACCAATAAAAATAGCCAGGAATATAATCCCGGCCGATATCGTAACCCCAAATACATCGTCTTGCTTCTTCTACCCAAAACTTATACCACTTACTCGATGGTGACTGACTTGGAGGATGTCTTGTATAAGTGCCAAACTCACGGAAATGCTGTGCAGATGCTGTGAATTCTGCAGCATTATAGTGAGGTATCTTTTTATACAAACCAATCTCACGTTCTTTTAATTCAATAATTTTCATTCATTATCTTATTATTATTGGTGAGGTAAAGCCGGCAGCACCTTTATGTCCACCACCACCAAACTTTTTTGCTATTACTGAACAATCAACTTCACCATTACTATATATAGAATAATGGAATAATTCTTTTTCAAAATGGAATGACAATACCCCAGCATAACCATCTGAGCGATAGTCAATGCCAAAATTATCAGGATTAAATCTTGCTTTATTTACTGAAGCAAATCTTCTATTCTCAATTACAACATCAGTTCTTTTAGCATATGCGTCTTTTGCTTCTATACATAAATATCTATAAATGAATTCTCCAGACTGATTATAAAGAGCTATGAATTTCAAATCAGACGAAACATCATTATATATCAAATTGAATACCGCTATTGCATGATCTATATTATAGATCTCTGCCCTTGCACCATATTGCACCATTAGAACCTCATGTTCATACTCTTTCCCTTTGTGCCTAAAGCTATCATACATTCCGAAATATACTATAAGATTTGCCGGATATCTTTCAGGAATAAAATATTTCCATGTAAGTTCACAGGCAGCATATTTAGTATCTCTTATTCCAGCAATGTCAGCATAACCATGCACATCAGCATCTTTTATTGCAGAAACATGAT